TCTGGCTGGGATCGACGTACCGCTGGATCGTCGGCTCGACGCCCAAGTCCGTCACCGTCATGGTCAGCACATAGCCATCGAGGAAGTAGAGCCGGTACTGATTCTTGGCGCGCACGTTCAGCGCGGCAATCGGCCGGATCTGCGCCTGCCCCGCATTGTCGGTCGCCTGCAGGCGCGGCTGCAGCCACGGCGCGACCTTGGCGCTCAGGTAGTTTCGATCCGCTGGCCCGAAGTTGTAGGCGGTGCGAACGTCGAAGATGCCCAGCCCATCGCAGCCCAGCACGATGCCGATGTCGGCGTCCGTGTATTCCAGCATCCCGCGGTTGCGCGTGATGACACGACGCAGCCCCGTGGTTTCGGTATAGCCGGTGAAGAATTGCAGACTCGACTCGCAGGGAATCAGCAGTTCGTCGTCAGCGCGACCGCGTAGACCCATGATGCGATCGCCCACGGGAACATAGACCGCGCCCTCGCTGCTGCGAAAATCCAGTGGGTCGCTGGCAAGGCTCAGGGCCAGCGTGCCGCTGTAGAACCCCAGCGCCAGCTTCTCGCCATGCCGCGCCACATGCCGCGGGTTGTCATCCTGCGCCGGCAGGTTAGTGCGGATGCGAATGGTGCGCGCCCCGTCGAAGCACACGGCCGGACCCACGCCGCACACGATATAGGCCGCGTCCAGTTGGTCGGAAGCGTAGAAGTTCGAGACTTCCGCCTTGTAGGCCGAGGCGTTGTTGTCGATGTCCTCTTGGCCCGGGAACCAGATCGGCACATCGCGCGCCGCAACCACGGCGAGCAGATCGCCCGCGCCAGCCGCGGCCGTGCGGATCTCGTCGCCCACGTCGATGATGCGCGTCTTGTCCGCGTTCTGCGGGCAGGTAATGGTCAGGTAGCCATAGGCCGTGCTGTCCGCCGTATCGCCGCCCAGCACCGCCACATGACGGATCGTGATTTCCTGGTCGGTGGCGCCATCCCACACGTAGGCGACGGTATCGCGCTCGATGTAGTGGACGGTGACGGTGATGTAGTCGATGCCGCCCACGGCAGACGTGGCCGGCACGAGCCGGTCGGCAATCACCATGACCCCGAAATCCGAGTCTTGCAGGTCGGAGACGCTGATCGAGGCATTGCCCCACAGGTCGGAGTCCCCGCCATAGGTTGCCGTTGCAATCGCGTTCGGCCATGCCCCGCCGCGCGCCTTGTTCGACGTGCCGCCCGGCAGGTTCACCAGTGTTACGGTGTTGTCGCGCGCTTGGTTCGCGGTGTCGCTACGGCGTTCGACAATCACCTCGATGCCGCGAATGATCGCGCTGGACGGGATATCGGAGAAGTCGAACCCCGAGGCCGCGAACACGTCGCCACTGGCGCCGGAGAGCGCGGCCAGGGTGCCGTTGTCGGAATTCATGCCGGTGTTGCTGGCGCCGTTGAGCGTGCCAGCGGTCGGGAACTTTGCCCCGGACGAAACCGGCGTCACGCCGTCCAGCGTCGCGGTGCGGTTGAAGTTCGCCAGCGCCGTCGTGCCATCGGAGAACAACATCTCGCGCCCGGTGTCCACGCGCGTCCAGCCGTCGTCGTCGGCCTTGTACAGCGCCGCATTGGTCTGCTGCGAGACAAGGCTGGGGTTGTCTGCGTCAATCAGCGTGGACGTGACCAGTACATCATCGACAATGCTCCACGTCACCGCGCCGGTTTCGTTGTCGATGCCGAAAGTGAAGCCAGCAGCAAGCTCGTTGTAGTCCACGCCCACATCGCAGTTGGGCGGCGTGCCGGTGATCGCGAGTGCAACGGGCGCGCTGATCCCGGTCGCGTTCGTGCCACTACCAGCAACAGGATCGAGTGTCAGGAACCCACCGCCGCCACCGGTCTGCGTCACCGCGAGGATTTCGTACTCGCTGGCTCCGATGGTGACGACCTGGCCTTCGTTCGCATCGGTGTACAAACCATCCGTGAAGTCGAGCCGTTCCAGATCGCGCACGGCATGCAGCCGGTTCTTGAGCCAGAACGCGCCGATGATGTCGGAGCCGATTCGGCCAGGAATTGAGTCTATGCTGCTGCTCGTATGCTCATACAACAACGCGAGGGCCGATGACAAATCTAGCGCCGAGATTCCAGCCTCTTCCGCAGTAGCCACCGTGCCAATGACGTACCGAAGAAAGTGGATAGCCCGCTGTTGCGTCGCTTCATCATCTAGCGAGAAGCGGTCCGCAGACCCGTCAGCGTTACCAATCACAGACTCCGGGGTGAGCAGCACGTACATTGGCCCTTCGATTGAGGCCAGCGTGTCGGAGTAATCCCCGAATGCCACCCCTTCGGCTACCAACACGTCATCAATAACTAGCCGAAAGTAGTTCGGAAATACCGGAGTGAATGGGCTAACGGAGGTTGGGGGCGGGGCCGTCTCGTTGACCCAATCAATGCGCAATAATTGAAACGTCCCAGGCCCGCCGTTGATGGCGAACCCGATTGCCGTTCCGTCCACTCGCCGAAACCCATCGATTCGCGTATACCCCTCACGAATGCCGCGCTCGTAGTTCAGACAGTCCTTGAGCGTGCCGGGTGCCACGCTGGTCGCGGGCGTCATCAGATCGACGCCGCCGCGGAACGACACCGGGTTCAGGGGCATACGGAACAGTCTCCGAAAGAATGAACGCAGGCGACGCCAGAGCGTCACGGGGCGTCGTCGATGAACTTGGGGGCCGGGAGCTGGTCGATGCGCAGGCGGTTCATCTCGCGCGCGTACTCGCGTTCCCACTTGGCTTGCAGTGATTGGGGCGCATCGCGGGTCAGCGCGTAGTACTTCATCGCGCCCCACACGATCGACATGTGAAATTGCGACGGGATGATCGGCGTGCCGGTCGAGGCATACGCATCCGTGGTCAGTTCGTGCAGCGTTCGCCGGTAGTCGAAGTTGACCGTATAGATCGCATCGGGCGTCGGGTCGAACGCAATCTGCCCATCCGGCTCGATGGTGAACCGAACCGGACGCCCTTCCGGTCGCGAACCGAACTCGAGGAACGACTGGCGGAAGTTGAGGTACGGCACGAAGTAGCAGCGCGTCTCTCCCGCCTCGCCATCGCTCGCCAGGTACAGCGTGATGAAGGGGTCGTGTCCTTCCGGCTCGGAAGGCAGCAGCGCCTCGAAGTCCGAGACGCTGCTGGTGATGGTGTACGCCCGCGTCGATGCCACGGTGTTGAAGCTGCCCCGCTTCATGCGGAACAGCCATTGCACCTGTTCGTTCTGGATGTCGCGATAGGCGTAGCCGACGAATCGCACGATCTCGCCCTCCACGCCGGTTTGCGACGTGGTGGTGGTCGGAGTCGTGGCGAGTGCGCCGGTCGTCGCACGCAACAATCCTTGAACGGTCTGGCACAGTTGCAGGTGATTCACGTTAGGCAGCCTTCGGTTCGGGGTCGGCGTCCTGCGCGTCGGCGTAACCGAAGAAGAACTCGATCAGCCGCGGCAAGAGGTGGTCGTGCGGCAGCGGGCGCTTGTCCTCGTCCTGCCACTGCATTTCGAGGCGCTGCGCGATGAGTTGGCAGTCGCGCCAGGTGCGCTTGTGGAACCAACTCGGCCCCTTGCGCTGATACCACTCGGTCAGAGAGCCGGCGCGATCAGCCGTGTCGGGATCGACGCCGAGATAGCTGATCTGATACCGCTGGTCGAGGCGGATCTCGGTCGTGACCTCGACCGCGCCCGTGGCCTCGTCGGTCGTGCGCTTCGAGATGGGGATGGGGCGCTGCATCGCGCGGAGTCGGTCATAGACCGGTTCCGGCACCGCCTGCACTTCGCCGAACTTGATGTGGTAGGACGCCGCGCCGTTCCACGACAGCGACATCGTGTTCTCGTTCTTGGTCGCATCGACCGGCTTGCCGACGATGATGCGGTGGCGGCGACCGCCCCACTTGCCGTTCGGCGAGAGGTTGTACTCGGGGAAGATCGGTTCCTGGCCTGCCTTGAACTGGCCGACCTTGGCGCCCGTGAATTCGTTGACGATGCCGCACTCGCGCAGCAGCTTCGCGCGCAGCGTCGGGCCGTTCATCTTGGCCGGCGCATCCGCGTTCGTTTTCTCGCGCCAGTAGTAGCGCAGTTCTTCGAGCGTGGACGACTGGAACTGCGTGCGCAGCGCCGTGGCGAGGGTGATGCTCGGGGTAAATTCGGACATGACAATCTCCAACGCACCGGCTCATACCACCGGCACGCGAGTTGGGTTTCAGGGGAAACCCGGCCGGCAGGACGCCGGCCGGGGTGTTGCGGGTGTTGCGCGTTCTGCTGGCGCGTCGACTACGGAATCACGTACTCGACGTTGAAGGGGATCGTGCCAGCGACTTCCAGTTCGCCAGCCGCGACCGCCAGGAT